TTATGGCTGACTCACTTGAACAAGTACCAAAAGAAACCCACACGCTTGCTGCAAGTGCTTTTACCAGAATTATTGGTAAGTCAAAAAACTTCACAGCCGAGTTTGGTTATGGAGGTAATAATGACCCTGTCAATCCTAAGACAGGCAGAAGAGCATCAGAGTACATGGTTGTAGTACATGAGGACTTATCTGCCAAGCATCCTAACGGTAATGCTAAATTCTTGGAGAGACCGGTTGCAAGCTACCAATTAAAATTTGGAGCTAAGATTGCAGATATTCTTAGAAGCGAAGTCGGTTGGTAGGAGGTTACAAATGGCTGACTTACTTGAGGACTTTTCAACGTACTTTGCCTCTAAAGGAATCGCCAGTGTAAACCAAATCTTTCGAGATGCATCTCCTGAAACCAAGACCTTTGCAGTTATAATCTACGAGTACGAAGGAGCTGGGGCGCTTCCACAGATCGCCGGAGCATCTAGACCTATTCAGATTGTTGCCAGAGACAAATCCGCGACCACTGCAAAGCTTAAGGCTAGAGAGTTGTATCATTCTCTACAAACCGAAGATGGCATCCTCAACCTTACAGATAGCAGATGGTCGCTTATATACATTAAGCAACCACCTTTCAAGCTTAAGACTGAGGGTGAACTGGTTTACTACTGCTTTAATTTATTAGTAACAACATATTCCGATTAGGAGGTTTACAAAATGGCAAAAGGTGTACAAATTGGTGTATCCAATTTTGTGTATGCGTTACTGTTGGATGACCCTACAGAAGGCCTTGCTACATACGGCGCGCCTGTCCGTATCCCTGGTTTGATCTCTGCTAACGTTAACCCTAACTCTGCAAATGCTACATTGTTCGCAGAAAACGGGCCTTACGAAACGGCATCTACAATCGGTGAAATTGGTTTGGAAGTAAACGTGGCCGACCTTTCGCTGGAACAGCAAGCAGAGTTGTTCGGACATGCTATGGAAAACGGAGTGCTTATCCGTAAGTCCGGTGACGTACCTCCTTGGTTGGCTGTTGGTTACAAGTCCCTTAAGTCTAACGGCCACTACCGTTACACTTGGTTGCTTAAAGGTAAGTTTGCACTTCCTGAACAAGCAAATGAAACTAAGGGCGATTCCATCAACTTCCAAACGCCTACTGCATCCGCTTCGTTCGTTAAGCGCGAATGTGATGATCAGTGGCAAAGACAGATCGACGAAGATTCCTTGGACTATGCTCCATCGCAAGGTACTGCATGGTTCAATGATCCTTACGGAGTGAGCAGTGTAGATACCGTAGCACCTTCCGTAACTGTTGCACCTGCTGCTGGAGCTACGGCAGTAGCTGTTACAGCTTCTGTTATCTGGACGTTCGATAAAGAGATCTTGAACTCTACTGCAACTGTTGAAAACTTCTCTGTTATCAAGACTTCTGATGGATCAGTCGTACCTGGTACATTGACTATCAGTGGTAGCAAGAAGGTAGTGACGTTCAAGTCTACAGCTAACTTGGCGGCAGCTTCTCAGTACACAGCAATTGTTACGGCTAATGTAAAAGGCCTTAACGGTGTCAAGCTTACTGCGCCTAAAGTTGCATCTTTCACAACTGCCTAATAAATCAAGGCGCACTGTACAAAATGCAGTGCGCCAAACAAAATGGAGGAATTTGAAATGAGTAAAGTAGAAGCAGTTAAAACACCACAAATAACATTGGAAATCGGCGGCAAAAAACGTACACTTCTGTTTGACCTAAATTCCTTTGCAGAACTTGAGCTCAAATACGGCTCTGTAGAAAAAGCCATGGAAGCTTTGCAAAGTGGGTCCGTTATAGCCTCGAGAACTATGTTGTGGGCAGGATTGATTCATGATGAAGCTGTTCTGGATGAAGTGACTGGTGAGCCTATTAGATACAACATCACACCACATATGGTAGGATCTTGGCTGACAGCTACTGACGTTCAGAACCTCGGTGACGTACTATCTGCAGCTATGACTACGTCGCTTGTACAGCCTGACAAGAGAGTAGCCGCTGTATCTACAGTGCCTGATGGAACTGCTAAGGTAGAGCTTACCGATGAAGAAAAGGCTGAACAAGCAAAAAACGTATAAGCCACGCAGTTGAAGAGGCCACTCCTACACATGATGAATGGGATTGGCCTCTACTTCTGTACGTGGCTACAGTTATATTGAACAGGGAAGAAAAGTACTTTTGGAGAATGACTCCAAGAAAACTTAATGAACTGTTAAAAGTACATTACCGGCTTAATGGCGCTGGACCAAAGAAAGGCGCGGCTAAGCAAGGCTTCATAGATCAGGTAATGTAGAAAGGAGATGTACTGATGGCCTTTAATGCTGGAGTAATACAAGCAAGCTTAAATATGGTAACCACTGGATTCACTAAAGCGTTAGCCGGTGCAGTAACTTCATTAAAAGCTGCCGGTCAACAAATGAACGGAGCCTTTGGACCTGGGGCACAGGGTAACATAAATAGCACTGCGAACGCCGCTAACAGATTGGCTAACAGCTTTAAGGATGTTAACCGAATTGTAAGCGGCATTGTCATAGCTCAAGTATTCTACCAAGGTGTTCAAGCTATCGAATCTGGCGTTTCTTCGTTAGTAGAATTTTCTAACCAGATGCAAGTAGCACAGGTATCCATGGAGTATTTCTTGGGCACCGCTGACAAGGCTTCTAACTTTGTAGCTGTTATGCAGGACTTTGCGGCAACCACGCCATTCTCTACTGCGCAATCTATTGATTTGTCCAGAAAGTTAATGGCCATGGGTTTCCAGTCTAAGTCGATACTTAATGTCATGCAAACGCTTGTAGATGCGACAGCGGCTGCCGGCGGTACTGGAGACGAACTCAATCGTATAGTAATTGCATTAGGCCAAATCAATACTCAAGGGTATCTTGCAGGGCAGGAGTTGCGTCAGTTAGCTAACGCTAATATACCTATCTACAAGATTTTGCAAGAGCAGCTAGGACTTACCGGCGATCAAATGAAAGAGATAGGTAAGCTTAAGATACCTGCTGATATTGGTATCGCAGCCATCCTGAAAGGGCTACAGAAATATCAAGGTGCTTCTAAAAGAATAAGTGAAGAGACCTTAACAGGTATGTGGGCTAACATCAAGGATAACTTATCTATCGTCGGTGAGCAAGCTTTCAAGGGCCCTTATAACGCGCTTAATAACTTTGTAAGAAGAATATATGATACGCTTGAAACTGCGCGTGATGTTATTACTAAAAGAGGTCTTGGTGGTGTGTTCGAGCATTTCGTGCCTCCACAACTACAGACTGCTTTAAGAGCTATGGCTGCCGGCTTTATGTCTATTGGACAAAGCTTATCCATGCTATACAATGCATTCAAACCAGTTATCGCAATGGTTGGAACCACGTTCATAAGAGCGTTTGGTGTGGCAATTCCTCTTATAGCTAACTTTGTAAGGCAGATAGCTGTGGTAGCATCTGAGTTGCTTAGAGTCAGTCCTGTCATTAGGATTTTTGCTGCTGCTCTATTAACACTGCTTGTAGCTAACACCGCTGCAAAGGCTTTGATGTTCTTATGGCAAGTGACAAGAATCGGTGCCATATGTTCGTTTGTTGCAACGGCAGTAACAACGTTGTCTAAAGCAATTGCTGGTTTGACACTGGTAATAACCAAGAATAAAATTGTTATGCTGATCACAGTAGTTGCGGCGGCGCTGATTGGTTTGGCCCTGTCAAGCAAAACGGCTTCTGCTTGGCTTGATGGTGTAATGTCAAGGCTAAGCGCTTTGGTTGGTATGGATACAAGTGGTATATTCACGCCTAAAGACGGTAAGGATATCGACGATATCAAAAAGGAATACGACAAGTTCTTTGACAATATTGATAAAGACCTATCCGGTGTAGGTGAGGGAATAGAAAACGCAGGTGATGCGGCAGACGACGCAGGCAAGAATGTTAAAGATAAGTTCGTAGCTTCATTCGATGAACTTTATCAGATACCAGACAAGCTTGACGATGTCGCTAGCGGCCTTGGTGATATAGGTAGCCTTCCTGGTACTGACTTCGACTTTGATGCTGGGGATGTTTCCATACCTGATATTCCATCTCCTGACCTTGGTGATGACGGTGATGATGATCAGATGCTACCATTCATTAAGAACCTGAAGAAATGGTTCACAGACTTTGAATGGCCTTCTCTTCCATCATTCCCAGTGCTATCGTTTGAAGTACCACTCAATGCAATAAAAGGTTTCCTAGGTGATGCTACGCAAGCAGCGATTAACTTTGGTAGAGCGTTCGCAGAAGCTATGGCTGCTGCGGCCGTCGGCGCTGCTGCTCTTGCTGGACTTAACGCGGCTCTCAATCTAGCAAAAGGTTTCCTAAACGATATAGCAGGTGCGCTAGATGGCTTTGGCTTATCTTTAGGTAATATTGGAGCTAAGATAGGCGACTTTGCTAAAAATACTGGTGCGGCGTTCTCTCAGCTATACGTCGATATCATAGGGCCTGTTACAGAGTGGACTACAAGGCTGGTTGACTTGATAGGAACAGCTACAGCCATTGCCGGTACCAGAATAGCCGACTTCATAGGAGACATCACCCCAGCTTTTGACCAGCTTAGAGTTGATATCATCGAAGATGTAACAGCATGGACAAAAACACTTGTAGATAAAATAGGTGAAAGTACTTTTGGTACTGGTCTTACCTTAGCTACATGGATTGCAATAACTGAAGCCAGCTTTGAAACTTGGCGCGGGAAGCTAGAAACTACTTTCAGCACTTGGGCTACTAACATAAAGTCTACAGTGACTACTTGGGCAGCGGACATCGGAACGGCTTTTGCTACATGGGACCTGTCTTCTAAGGGTACATTCTCTGCTTGGGCAACTGCTATTGGTACTACCTTCGCTACTTGGAGAACAAACATAAACAGCACTGTTTCTGGCTGGGCAACTGATATTGGCACTACATTTACTAAGTGGAAGACTAACACTACCACAACAGCAACCTCTTGGAAGACTGCTTTTGAAACCCTATTGGGTGATTGGAAGACCGCTACTGAGAAGACCTTCGCTGACTGGGGCACTGCTACTGGCCAGTCTGTAGTAACTTGGGCAAACAATCTCGGTAGAATATTCGATGGTACGTTCACTCAGTCGAATACTTTACTTGGTGACTTTGTAACTGCTACAAGTATTACTTGGCAAGACTTCTTAAATAAGACCAGTGACTGGACCGTCACATGGGGTGTTGGTGTTAGTACAGTGTTCGCAGACTTAGCCAACGCTGCTTCTAAATCAATGAACGCACTCGGTAGTAATGGATGGGGCGCATTGAACGCGTTCTTCTCAGGCTCTGCTGACGGCGTAACTGAGTGGGCTAAAGGCTTTGTTAGAACGGTTGCAGAAGGCGCCAGAGCGGCTTGGGGCTGGCTTAAAAACTTGGCGACATCTGCAGGGGCCTCCCTTGGGGGTTTCGCTGATGATATCGACAGTAGTGTAAAGG